ACGACTCGCCGTTTTTAGTACTAAATATACCGCACGCGAATATGTGTCTTGACTTTCGTGTTTAATTCTCGTATTATGTTATTTAAGGAGAAAATTATGTTACTTAGCAAAGCACAAAAAGCCTACCTTATTAATCGTGAGAAGACACTAATCGAGATTATTGCTAGTAAGCCTGCTAAAGGCTTTTTCAGCTATCAGATTGAGCTTGAACTCGCGCGAATGTTGGTTGATCTTCATCTAGTTGAGGTTAAAGCAGCCAATGCACAAAAAAGTTCTTGACTTTCACCTTTTAATATTCTATAATACTTATTCAATCAATTTCAAAGGAACTACACATGGCCGAATGGACCGACGAACTAAAACAAACCGCAATTGACCTGTATCTTAAAGGTGCGCCTACTCCAGAAAATAGCATGGAAATCGTGAAAGAAGTTGCTGACACCATGGGGCAGTCGCCTAACGGTGTGCGCATGATTCTTTCTAAGGCAGGCGTGTATGTTAAGAAAGAAGCCGCTTCGGGCGCGAAGAAAGCTACCGCTACTTCATCAACCGCTAGCACTCGTGTTAGCAAAGAAGATGCTCACGCACAACTTGTTGCCGCGATCGAAAGCCGTGGCGCAACCGTAGACATGGAAATCGTGTCGAAGCTGACTGGTAAGGCCGCGATTTATCTCGCCGGTGTTCTAGGAGCTGAATAATTAGCTAAACCCGGGAAGTTATCTTCCCGGGTTTTAGTCGTGTAAAGCTAAGCCAGCCTGCCGCGACTGGAGTTAAATGAGAAAAGAAGACTTACGAGAATTGATAGATACTTATGGCGAAGCTATAATTACCTATAGAAGTCAAGAGTCAAAGAAGATTAAGTACAATGTATGTACATTAGACTTCTCCAACGCTTACATTAGTACAAAACAAAATAGAGCTGAAGAAACTGAAGACACACTATTAGTCTTCTGCTGGGACGTTGACGCATATCGCCTTTTAAAGGCAAATAGCGTAACTTCCGTAGCACCACTAGCGAAAGCTCTAAAAGAGCCAGAGTAATGGCGGATATCTATTACAGGGTGATTCACGAAACCCCTGATAAACAAATACGTTTAGTAATAAACGAGTTTCGTGAAGTGGAGTATCTACATCTGCGAGAGTATTATCTCGATTTTGATGAGATTTGGCAAGCATCTAATAAAGGGGTATCGATGCCGCTTTCATTAGAAAATAGTAAAGAACTATTCGCCGGACTTCTTGAGATTCTATCTCTCGCCGAGAGTAAAGAACTAATCCTAGAAACATTCAAAGAACTTATTGAAGGCACATACGTTTGAAAAACTTCCTAGATTATGCGAGCCAACGATACTTCGCCGGAAATCCGATTATCTCGGACGACGAGTTCGATAAGCTAGCAGAAGCTCACTCGTACGAATATGTGGGGAGTCCTGTGCGTGATGGGGTTCCCCACACCTACCCAATGTACTCACTTAAGAAGTGTTACGTTGGTGAAAAGCCGATTGAACTAGATGGAGAGACAGTCGAATCTCCTAAGATCGACGGAGCAGCCGTTGCTCTGACATACGTCAATGGTAATTTTGTTCTAGGTCTGACTCGCGGCGACGGTAAGCGGGGTCAGGATATTACCGAAAACATTCGGCATCTTATTCCTCAAGCAGTTGGTACGCCTACTACTTTGATCCAAATTACGGGAGAAGTAGCCGCTCCTAAGTCTGTTCCTAATGCTCGTAATTATGCTGCTGGCGCTCTTAACCTAAAGAATCCGGCGGAAGTGCGTACTAGAGACCTTAAGTTTATTGCTTATGGGCTTACTGATACTACTGAGTGGTTGAACTATGACGAAGATATGAATTGGCTACGGTCGCAAGGATTTGCCACGGTACTAGGCTCTGATTGGGGAGATTATCCACAAGACGGCCGCGTATTTCGCCTTAATTCCAATGCAGCCTTTGCGGAAGCCGGATTCACCGCTTCTCACCCACGAGGAGCTTATGCTCTTAAAGAGCGCTCTGAAGGAGTTATCACAACTCTAGAAAACGTGGTCTGGCAAGTCGGACGAACTGGAGCAGTTAGTCCGGTAGCAATCCTCACTCCAGTCATGGTAGGAGATGCGCAAGTATCTCGCGCAACGTTGCACAATATGCGCTACATTGAAGAGCTTGGCCTCGAAATCGGATGCCAAGTCGAAATTATTAGATCGGGAGAGATTATCCCGAGAGTTGTGAGAAAAGTATGAGCTATTTTGATTTAGACTGGCAAAGATGGGGCCTAGGCTTCGTTCTTGATCTAGAAGCTAAAGCATTCGAAGCCTTAATTGGCCCAGTATCCTTTAATTATGCGTGGTGGACATGGAAAGACCTTTAGCCGTACACATGTTCAGCACTAGCAAGTGCCCCAACTGCCTACCAGTTAAGCAGTCGCTAAGTGTTTTAAAGGATAACTATTCTAACCTAAACCTCAGCTTTACAGTAGTAGATAAAGAAGCGGATGGCATGGTTAAAGCCCAAGAATGGGGAATCAGTGCAGTTCCAACGCTTATTTTTATTGTAGATGCCACAGAAGTGTATCGTCAAGTTGGTGCGCTACCAATGAGTGAGCTTGAAACCCATGTCAAAAGGTATTTACAACCAGACGTACTTCAAGAATCACCCGGAGGAGGCGAAGAAACCGGCCTTGCTGTACTGTGTGGTGTTGGTGAACAAAAAGACTGATGAGCGCGTATGCATAAAAATTGGTATAACTCAAGGAACCAGTTTTAAAGACGTTATAAAGCGTGCAGGAGGTTTCAAGGGTTACGAGGCTAGGCTTCAAAAGCTAGTGAAAGGTACCTTAGAGGAAATATTTTATCTTGAAGAGTACCTTCATGAACTTTGGGCACATAAGAAGTATAAATCGCCGTGGGCATTTGGAGGCCACACGGAATTATTTGAGCTAGACGACGAAATAATTAGAAGCATTCCTATAAAAAGTTCTTGACTTCATGCCTCAACCCTGCTATTATACTTATATTGAATAAAGAGAAATTAATGATTGAGCCACCGACACATTGTCCTAGCTGTGCCTCTCCTTTGGAGTGGGTTAAAGATACTCTTTATTGCAGAAACGAAGAATGTGGTGCGTCTAGCAGTAAACGTGTTGAACACTTTGCTAAGTCCCTTAAGATTAAAGGCCTAGGCCCCGCTGCAATCGAAAAGTTAAATATCAGTACTATTCAAGAGATTTATGAACTTGATATTGCTTATATTACTGTTTCACTGAACTCAGCAAAACTTGCTGTAAAGCTCTTTGAAGAAATCAAGAAATCCGAACACGAGCCGTTAAATACTGTACTACCCGGCTTCGGAATATCCCTTGTAGGGAAAACTGCGTCAGACAAGCTGTCCAAAGTGTGTGATAGTATATTCGATATAAACGAAGATACCTGTAAAAAAGCAGGACTCGGTGAGAAAGTAACTCACAATCTACTTACTTGGTTATCGAATGAATTTGATAGGTATTGTTATTTGCCTTTTTCATTCGAGTTTGAACAATCCCAACAAGTACAAAATAATAAGGGAGTAGTTTGTATTAGTGGTAAGCTAACTAGCTTTAAAACTAAAGCAGACGCAACTAAAGTTCTGGAAGCCTTAGGCTATATAGTTAAAGATAGCCTGACTAAAGACGTGACTATTCTCGTGAACGAAAGCTCTCGGGAAACCGAAAAAACCATAAAAGCCAGAGAATCTGGCATCACAATTGTAAACAATCTTAAAGATTATTTGGAGACTATATAAAATATGACTACCCTACCTAAGTGGACCGACGAACGCACAGCTACTCTAACTGCCGGTGTTGGTTCTGAATCCCCTGTTTCGCGCGACACTGTCGCTCGTCTCGCAGCAGAACTAGAAACTAACGCTCGCTCGGTCTCGGCCAAGCTGCGTAACCTTGGCATCGAAGTAGAAGCTGTTGCAGCTACTGCCAAGGCTTTCAGCGACGAACAGTCCGAGGCACTTGCCGAGTTCGTTGAAGAAAATTCGGGGCGCTATACGTACGCTCAGATCGCAGAAAACTTCGCTGACGGACACTTCAGCGCTAAGCAGATTCAAGGCAAGATTCTTTCGCTTGAACTGACTGCGGACGTTGCTCCTACGCCTAAGGCTGAAACGCAGAAGACATATTCGGACGCCGATGAGGCGGTCGTTATCGCTGCTGTAAATGCTGGTAAGTTCGTTGAAGAAATCGCTGAAGCAGTCGGTCGTACTGTTCCTTCGGTTCGTGGCAAGGCTCTTAGCCTTCTGCGCTCGGGCGCAATCACTGCGATGCCAGCCCAACGTGACGTTAAGGGCGACGCCCCTGATGCGTTAGAAGCTCTTGGAGACGTAAGCAAGCTTACTGTTAGCCAAGTTGCAGAACGCCTTGGCAAAACAGACCGCGGAGTTAAGACTATGCTAACTCGCCGTGGTGTTACAGTTGCGGACTATGATGGAGCTGCACGTAAGGAAAAAGCCTCAGCCGCTTAATCTCCTTACCCCTCTAGAATATATTGGCCGGGTAGGGTATCTCTACCCGGCTAATTCCGTTTGGGAGTACAGGAAATGGAATGTAAAGTAATACTGCGAGATAAGCAAGTGGCCCATCTACGGGCGGACCTAGAAGGCCTCACACTTGACGAAAAGCTTGGCGTTGCTAAGTCGCTAATCAATACGCTTCTACAAGGCGATTACAAACTAACCGATAATGACTATCAAAAGTCAAGGGGGCAGTTTAGTTGAACCTGAGTAGCGCACTAATTAAGCAGGTATTAGAGTTAAGTGACTTTGATGTCTGGGCAAGAGTGCGTAAACACTATCTTCCTAGTGAATATCATCAACTGTTTGATGCTATTAATAAACACACGACCAAATATCATAAGCTACCTAAAGTAGAGGAGCTGAAACTATCTGTTCGTGACTCCACTACTCTAGATAAAGTTTATGCTCTGGATGCCATCGTAACAGATGCGGAACCGTTTCTGTTATTAGACTATCTTAAGAATGAATATGCTCAAAAAGAGGCCCTATTTCAGCTAGATAAGTGGGTAGACCAAACGATTGCTTTTGAATCTGCTGAAGAAGTGGTCAAAAGTCTGCAAGGAATATCAATGGATTTAGAACGCAAAGTAGAGATTCAACCAGAAAGTGAATCTATGCAGAAATTATCCCTATTTGAGTCCGAAGAACAATTTGCTAAACATATACGCCTCGGCCTTAATGCCGAGTTCGATGCCACGTATGACTTCCTAGGAAATGATTATATCATGATGGGAGGTAAGCGTGGTTCGGGTAAGTCTATTACATGTAATAACTTGGCCGTGACGTGTATCAATAATGGAAAGTCTGCGGTCTATTTCTCTATCGAAATGGACGCTAGACAAGTACTGCAACGCCATGTCTCCATTATGACTGGAATCCCCTATAGCAAGCTTAGAAACAAGAAGCTTAGTGTTATCGAATGGGAATTAGTCGCTAAGTTTTGGGCGTCTCGCTATGAGAATGGCGAAGAACATTTTGCCTCGTACAAAACGCACCATGACTTTGACCTTTTCCACAAGGCAGTTAGCCGTGAGGAACTAGTAGGCCCTCAACTAATCATCGTGTATGACCCACACCTTACTTTAAGTAAAATCAGGGCTGCGCTAAATAAACTAATCGCACAGGAGATAGAGCTTGGCGTAGTTATTGTGGACTATCTCAACCAAATCGAAAGAGAGGGTAACGGTAGTACTTCTGGTATGTACGATTGGAAGGAACAAATTGAAACCTCTAAGGGAATTAAATTGTGCGCTCAAGACTATGAGCTTCCATTCTTCACACCATATCAAACTGATGCTGCTGGCGAGGCCCGCTTCGCTAAAGGTATTCTAGACGCTGCGGATGCTGCTATGGTACTAGAAGCGCATGACAACTGTATTTCTTTCAGAGTTACAAAAATGCGTAATGCGGACGATGAAGTTGTATTTTGTTCTACCATGAATTGGAGTACGCTTACAATTGGTCCTGGCTCAGCAACCCCGCCTGCCAAAGATGAGGAAGAAGGGGACGAAGATACCCCTAAGAAGCGTATGAGTAAAAAGCGTGTACCTGCAGGGGTTTACGACGATCCACCATTTTAAGGAAGTCACATGACACCAGAAGAGCTGTTAATCAGCAAAAAGATCGAGTATCTGCCTAGGGGCGCTGATCTACAAGTAAGGTGTTTTAACCCGCAACACGACGATAAAAATCCCAGTATGAGAATTGATCGTATTACTGGGATTTTTAACTGTCTTTCGTGCGGATTTGCCGGAAACTTATTTCAGCACTTTGGCCACAAGGTCAATATTCTAGGAATGAAGCGACAAAAGTTCAAAGCTAAGATTTTAGATAAACTATCTGAGAATATCGGCCTAGACCTTCCAGAAAACTATGTACCATATGACGACTCTTGGCGCGGAATTTCTCCAGAAACCTACAAGGCTTTTGATGCGTTTCAGCACAGTAACAAAGAGTTTATCGGACGAGTAGTATTCCCTATTCGTACAATGTCAGGCAAAATAGCCGGGTTCAATGGCCGACATATGACCATGAACCATGATCCTAAGTACCTAATCTACCCTCCTGGAGCCAAACTACCGTTATTTCCTGCTAATCCAGAAGTATTACTTGGTAGAATTATCCTTGTAGAAGGCATATTCGATATGCTTAACCTGTACGATAAAGGCTTACGAAATGCTGTATGCTGTTTTGGCACAGTAAAACTTCTTGGGAAAAACAACACAGACGCCAAAAACAAGCTAAACTTGTTGAAACTTAAAGGTGTAGGCGGGATTGACATTTTCTTTGATGGCGATGAGGCCGGACAAAAAGCTGCAGAAGGCGTAAAAGAATTATGCGAACAATTAGAATTTGATGTTAGAAATATTTGCTTTAAAAACAAAGACCCAGGTGAATTGACAGCCTCACAAGTGCTCAAACTTAAGGAAAAATTATATGAATAGAGTTGCTCTAATTGAGACCAAGCCTAGTCGCACTAAGTTCGATGAAGCTTTTGACAACAAATTTGCGTTTGATAGGTACGCTCTGTGTTCTGATGCCTCTCTCAAGAAAATCTTGAAGAAAGATGTAGATATTGAATTTGACCCAGACTCCTACGAGTGGGTAATTCTAGTAGGCTCGGACGCATTTAAGTACTACACTAAAAACTCATCGGTTAGTGAATACAGTGGTAAAGTAGTAGATGAGAAATTCCTGCCAATTATCAACCCAGCCATGCTATCCTTTAAACCGGAAATGGAAAAGGTGTGGCAAGAATCAAAAGAAAGTGTTATCAAGTATGTTACAGGCCAACAAACAGTTGTCAAATACAACACCGACAAGCTCCATGGTATCACGGATACAAATGAAGCTATGGCGTATGTGCAGATGGCTATTGACAGTACCAACCCCTTCGTAGCGCTCGACTCTGAAACTTCATCTCTGTACCCACGTAATGGATACGTTCTAGGTATTTCGCTTTGCTATGAAAGAGACCGTGGTGCTTATATTAGCACAGATTGTTTTACTCCAGAGCTAGAGGCGCTTCTTCAGTCCCTATTCAATAAGAAGAAAGTCGTCTTCCATAATGCGAAGTTCGATATTGCATTCTTCGAGTATCATTTCGACTGGAAGTTCCCAGATTACGAAGATACCATGCTTCTTCACTATCTGTTAGATGAAAATCCTGGTAATCACGGCCTTAAGCAACTTGCGCTAAAGTATACCCCTTACGGGGATTATGAGCGCCCGCTGCATGACTTTATCGACGAATACCGCAAGAAGCACGGTGTACTGAAAGACGACTTCAGCTGGGAAGTAATCCCGTTCGAAGTAATGGTCCCATACGCTGCCTTAGACTCGGTCGTAACTTTCCTTCTGTATTGCAAGTTCAGGCCTGCTATTATGAAGAATAAGAAGCTGGATTGGGTGTACAATAACCTTCTGATTCCTGGATGTACCGCGATTACGAAGATGCAAGATAACGGAGTGCCGTTCGATACCGTGCGCTTGAAAAAAGCACAACGTATGATGCAAACCGATATTGACGCGGCAGTAGAAAAGCTTTATAGGCATGAGGTAATCAGAGAGTTTGAAAAGTTCCAAGGTAAGGACTTTAACCCGGGCAGTACTCAACAACTTCGCAAGCTTCTATTTGACTTCGTTGGGCTAAAGCCAACAGGTAAGAAGACAGGCACTCAGGCCGACTCCACTGATAAGGAAGTTCTAGCTGAGTTGGGGCAGCAGCATGAAATTCCTAATCTTATTCTAGACATTCGTCAGCGCTCTAAGATTAAGAATACCTACCTGGATAAAATCATCCCTAATCTTGACAGGGATAATCATCTACGTACCAACTTCAATCTACATAGTACTACATCTGGCCGACTATCTTCTAGTGGTAAGCTAAATATGCAGCAGCTTCCTCGGGACAACCCCGCGGTTAAGGGTTGTATTAAAGCTGCCCCTGGGCACACTATCGTATCAATGGACTTGACCACTGCCGAGGTTTACGTTGCGGCGGTTCTTTCTAATGATAAAGAGCTTATGAATGTTTTCCAAAGCGGCGGTGACTTCCACAGCACTATCGCTAAGAAAGTATTTAAACTTGACTGCGAAGCTAAAGATGTTAAAAAGCTGTATCCCCTACTAAGACAAGCTGCTAAAGCTATTACGTTTGGTATCATGTATGGTGCTGGACCTAATAAGATTAGTCAGCAAGTAACTCTTGATGCGCGTAAAGACGACCCACATGCTCCGGAGTTTACAAAAGCCGAAGCAGAAAGCGCCATTAAAGATTACTTCCGTATGTTCAAGGGGCTAGCTAAGTGGATTGAAACAAGCCAGAAGTTCATTAATGAAAATGGTTTCACTTATAGCCATTTCGGACGTAAGCGTCGCCTGCCTAACGTGTTCTCAACTGATCGCGCTATTCAGGGTCATACAACACGTTCCGGTCTAAACTTTCTTGTACAATCAGCAGCTTCCGATGTAAACTTGCTAGCTGCTATTGATATGATGGCGTTTGTAGAAAAACATAAGATGGGCGCGAAAATCTTCGCCCTCGTGCACGACTCTATTCTAGCAGAAGTGCCGAACGGCGAAATCGAGCTATACTGTGAAGCCTTGCGAGGATTTGTTCAGGCCGATAGAGGTCTGTCAATTCCCGGAACTCCAATCGGCTGCGACTTCGAGCTTGCAGAAGACTATAGCATGGGTCTGGGAAGTGAAGACTATCCTGATATGACCAAGTATGAAATCTATGAAATGAAGTGGGATAATGCTAGAAATCGCGCGGAAGCTTGATCAAGCCCTGAATGATAACTGGGAAGCTAAATGTGACCTAGAAATCTACACGCTCGCTATGGCTTTGATCAAGTCAGTGAAGGAAAATGTTAAGGACGTATAGAGACTTCCATAAGATAAAGTTCCCTATCTATGTGCTACCAAGCGATAATTGGTGGTACCAAGATAGGGTGCTTTTCTTAGACAATAGAGTAGTAGACGAGAAAAATATGCCAGGAGCCACTCTTGGTGTGAGAAGACTACAATGTGGTAGGTCTGATCTTCTGCCGTTGAAAAAAGCCCTACTTGATGTTTCAGACCTTATTCATTGTAAAACAAAGAAATTCATCGACAGTAGCGGGACACCGTTCACATATGTAAAAGAGTATAGTAGCCTTTTAAAGTGTTACCGTATAAAAAGAATTGATAGGAAAGAAACCGCTTCAATCCTATGGCTATATGATTGGCCAACACCAATAACAATTCCACGTCCGCCTTTGAACAATCCAGAGTATGTGCGCCTCCTTCATGTTAATGGGGCGCCTTGGATAGTCTATGATTATGTACGTTGTCAGGTAAAAGACACATACAGGAGAATATAACACTTGGCTAAAAATAGTCCTAACCGCCGTGAGGCGAGAAGAAAAACCACAACCGATTTTCACCTGCATCTATCAGCGATTTCTGCTTTAACAGAAAATCAGGCACGCGTTCTTAAGTACGAAGGCAACCAGGTTCTACATGGCTGCGCCGGTTCAGGGAAAACATTTCTTTCATCATACCTCGCGTATAGAGACTTAACGAATAAAAAGTTTGGTAAAGTCATTTATATTAGAAGTGCGGTTGCAACTAGAAATGTTGGATTCTATCCAGGCACAGAAGCTGAAAAATCCGCGGTATATGAACTACCCTATAAAGATATTGCCAATGAGTTATTTGATCGTGGCGGAACTTACGACGATCTGAAGAAGAAAGGTATTGTAGAGTTTATGACGACCTCTCACGTTAGAGGTATTACTATCAATGACGCAGTAGTAATTGTTGACGAAATTCAGAACATGAGCTTTCACGAACTAGACTCGATTATCACTCGCTATGGCGCAGACTGTAAGTATTTCTTCTGTGGTGACTTTAAACAATCTGATTTACAAATCAATGGCATCAAAGAGTTTCTTAATATTCTTAGAACTATGCCAGAGGATTTTCAGTTCACGGATTTTACAGAAGAAGATATTGTAAGAAGTGGACTTGTGAAGCGATATATTATTGCTAGGAACAAATATGAAGGCGGTACTTAGTAATAGAATTTTCTTAGAAGTAACTAGGGAGTACGGCGACTTCTTGAAAGATGAGTTGTCGTACGCCATCCCTAACTTTCAGAACCCAGATCAGCCGCAAATTTTGCGAAATTTCAATACCATTAGGGAGGGGCTTATGTCTATACCTATTGGGAGGATTGATCTTATACCAGAAGGTTACGAGGTAAAAGACAAGAGGTTATTAGTTCCTGCCAAATTTCCAGAATTTAATGGTACACTAAGAGATAGCCAGCAGTTAGTACACGATCAATTAAATGATAATTGTATCATCAATGCTAAGCCTTCGTGGGGCAAGACGTATGCCGGACTGAAAATCGCCGGAAAGCTTGGACAAAAAACGTTAGTTGTTGTTCATACTGTGCCACTACGTAATCAATGGGCCAGAGAAGTTGAGAAAGTTTACGGAATTACTCCAGGAGTAATTGGGTCTTCTAAGTTTAATACTACACCTCCTATTGTAATCGGAAACGTACAGTCCTTATATAATTGTATGCCTCAGATACAAAAGACTTTTGGAACTATTATTTTGGACGAGATGCACCACGTATCTAGCCCAACATTCTCTCGAGTAATTGATAAAACCTACTCAAGATATAAGATCGGTCTATCTGGAACTATCAAAAGAAAAGACGGTAAAGACGTTGTTTTCTGTGACTATTTTGGTAAAACAATTTTCCGGCCTCCGCCTGAAAATGCAATGACTCCAGAGGTTGATGTTATTGACTGTGGAATAGCACTACCAGAAGTTATTGGTAATAACTGGGCGCAGCGCATTAACGCACTAATGGATATTCCGGAATACAAAGCCTTAGTTATGCGTTTAGCAGATTACTATGCCAAAAAAGGCCACAAGATACTAGTAGTACAAGATCGAGTAGAATTTGCTAAATCTTGTGTCGAGAATCGACCAAAGGCTGTAGCAATTACTGGACACTTGAAAGAGGGTCGCGAAGAGGAAATGGACAGAATCTTCACTGATATTGATGAAATCTGGGGCATTACCTCAATTTTTAAGGAAGGGATCTCAAAAGATATTCTTAGCTGCTTAATCTTAGCCGGACCTATTAACAATGAGCCCATGCTAGAACAGCTAGTGGGCCGGATACAACGCCCGCAACCTAATAAACTCCCTCCTAGAGTAGTAGATATTAAATTATCTGGCTGGACAGGCTCTAAGCAATTTCAGGCGCGTTTGGGATTTTATATGAGAATGGGATATAAGGTAAACTACTTGTAAAAAAGTTCTTGACATTATGCTTGGAGATTGCTATAATACTATTTGATTGGAAAAAAATATATCGTTTCTCAAAGGGGCAGCCTTCCAGAGTAATACTGGCTTTGCGCGCTTTAACTGGAGAAACTCCAATCCATAACTATGACCCGTTGTACTTTGCTTATATCAAAGATTTTACGGGCAAAAGTTTCTTAGTTAACCCTGAAAGGTTAATTGAAGAAAGCTTCTTTTACAAAGCGAAAGAAATAGCTGAATATACAGCCTTAGCTAGTTTCAGAAGTTACGCCGACTATACTATGACAAACAACAAAACCTTAGACTTGTTGCACGTTCCAGTGAGACAAGAGCTTATCACAAACAATAGACTACTTCGCATTGAGGACGGAAAAGTTCTGTTCAAATTTGAAGAAGTCACGGAGAAAACACATGGCATTAGCCTTTAATAAATCAAAAGGCGGATTCGTAAAAGACCGCGCAGACAGCTACCAATATAAAGACGGAGAGAACCGTATTCGACTAGTAGGCGACGTGCTCGCACGCTACGTATACTGGATTAAGGGTGAAAATAACAAGAGCTTACCTTTTGAGAATCTCGAATTCAACCGTCAAACTGAAAAGTTTGATAAGGCGGAAGTAAACCACGTTCCCGAGTTCTATCCCGATCTTAAGAGTTCTTGGGGCTACGCTATGCAGTGTATTGCTCTGGATTCATGTGAACTGAGAATCCTCAATCTCAAGAAGAAGCTGATGGACCAAATTCTCAGCCTTGCAGGTGATCTGGCTTTGGACCCAACAGACCCCGAGAACGGTTTCGACGTAGTGTTCGAGAAAAAGAAGACTGGACCTCTACCTATCAACGTAGAATACAGTGTCAAGGCTCTTAAGAGTAAGCCTCGCGCTCTTTCTGAAAAAGAACTAGAGCTGATTAAGGACCTGAAGAGCATGGATGAAATTCTTCCACGTCCGACTGCAGAAGCCCAGCTTGCTCTGCTTCAAAAGCTGCAAACTGGCTCAACAGATGAGGGTATCGACGAAGATGTGGATGAGGAGTTCACAACCACATGATTACTGAAAAAGAACTAGCATTAGCCTTCGATCATTTAACGATTGAGAAAACTTTAGACCCAGAGCTTTTTGCGGAGCGATTAGACTTTGCATATGAGACCTTAACAGAGGAAGACAAGCCACTTAGTGCTGGTCGAATCCTGGCCAGAGTTTACGCCAACTTTCTAGCTGATTAACAAAAAGGCCGCTATAGTTTAAAAACTATAGCGGCTTTTGACCCTAAGGATACAATGATTTTATTTACAGCAGACATACACATAAAATTAGGGCAAAAGAATGTTCCAGTTGACTGGGCAATTAATCGTTATCGGATGTTCTTTCAACAAGTTTACGAATTAGAGTCAAAGATTGATCTACATATTATTGGTGGAGACATATTTGATAAACTACCAAATATGGAAGAGTTAAATCTGTATTTCGAATTTGTAAAGGGTATGAAGGTTAGAACCTTACTTTATGCAGGCAACCATGAAGCCACAAAGAAGGGTAAAACATTCTTCAGCCATCTAAAAGATGTTACTAATGCAATCAACCCGCTAGTAACAGTTATTGATGAAATCTATGAAGAAAATAATTTCACAATAGTACCGTATGAGTTTATTCATAAGAAAGGCGTTTGGGATTCGTTAGATAATAATAAAGTAGTATTTACACACGTTAGAGGTGAAATTGAGCCTCACGTAAAGCCGGAAATAGACCTTGACCTTCTTAGCGATTTTCCTCTTGTTTATGCTGGTGATTTGCATAGCCATTCGAATTGCCAAAGAAATATCGTGTACCCCGGTTCCCCCATGGTTACTAGCTTCCACAGGTCTCACGTCTCAACTGGCTACATTCTTATTGATTCTGATAATCTCACTACGTGGAGTTGGCATAAGTTTCAACTACCTCAGCTGATTCGTAAGACGGTCACGGACCCTGCGGATATGCTACCCACAGACTATGACCATACAATTTACGAGTTAGAAGGTGATGTTATGTCTTTGGCTAAGATCAAAGACACCGAGCTACTAGACAAAAAACTAGTGAAAAGAAGCTCAGACACCTCACTCATTTTACACAAAGACATGTCTATCGACGAAGAATTGGCGGAATATTTAACTTATATTCTAGAACTTCCTGACGATAAGATAAAAAAGGCAATAGGAGTGTTCCATGACTACGCAGCTAGAAACTCTTGAATTCGATTGGTACTTTAGCTACGGCAAGGGCAATTCGATCAATTTCACCGATAGCACGGTAACTCAGATCCTTGGCCCAAATGGGTATGGAAAGTCCTCTATTCCGCTTATTCTAGAAGAGATTTGTTTTAATAAAAACTCTAAAGGTATCTCTAAGAGCGATATACCTAACCGATACGGTCCGGGCGGAACTTGGGGCAGACTTACTTTCACTAAAGACACTGACGTATATGTTATCGAAGCGGACCGCAAGACGTCGATTAAGGTAAAGTTTACTAAAAACGGGGTTGATATATCGTCTCATACTGCGACTGGAACTTTTAAGCTTATTGAAGAGCTTCTTGGGAATGACTTCAAGACTTTCAGCCAGCTAGTGTATCAAAATACGAATACAAGCCTGCAATTCCTAAGCGCAACTGATACAAACCGCAAGAAGTTTCTCATTGATCTTCTGCAGCTTGATGAGTACGTGAAGTTTTTCGAGGTCTTCAAGGATGCAGCAAAGTCTCACTCCACACTAGTTGCGAAGACCGAAACTCAGTTAGAGACTGTTGAGAACTGGCTTAGAACAAATCAGCTTACTGACACGACTGAACTTCCGTTAGAAACAACTTCAGTAAGTCTGTTCGACGAAGAAAAAGAGCTTGCTAATTTATCTGTTGAAATCTCGAATATTAAGAAAACTAATACGCAGATCGCTCAGAACAACAAGTATCGTGAGCTTCTATCTGGCGTAGATATAGACGCTATCAACAGTCTACCTATAGATGAGTACAAAACCTACGATGAAGAGCAGAAAGCTCTTGGTGAGATTGTTGGACAGGAAAGACTAGTAGAGGCTCAACTTAAGAAGCTAAAAGCCTTAGCAAACTCCTGTCCAACGTGTGAGCAAGATATTCCTGTTGATTTCAAGGAAGGTTTGATAGCCGCCGAGGAAGAAAAGGTTTCTAGCTTCTCTATACGCAAACAAGAACTAACTCAGATTATCGCTAATATTAAAGCAGATAATAAGAACTATGAGTACAAGCGTGATAAAGTTAAAGAATGGGAAGAACTTTACAGATCGGTGAACTTCTCTCTATCTGAGGACTTACTAGACAAGACTGATCTTGAGGAGTCCTATAGAGACCTTGAGAAACGTATATCATATGTAAAGACTGAGCTAGAGCGTGTGCGTAAGCATAACGAAGCTGTAAACAAGCACAATAGCCGTATTCAAGTAGTTATAGAGCAAGCAGATACATTTAAGGCACAACTTAAGGTTCTGTCCAAGGACTTAGCTGAGCAACAAGATTTTCTCACGGACCTAGAACTACTTAAGAAATCTTTCAGTACGAACGGGCTTCTCGCATATAAGATTGAGAATCTAGTTAAGGACTTAGAAAGCCTAACAAATGATTATCTTTCGGAGCTCAGTGACGGACGATTTACTATTGACTTCAGCGTGGTTTCGGATAAGCTAAATGTGAATATTACTGACAACGGTAAAGCTATTAACATTGCTGCTTTAAGCTCTGGTGAGTTAGCACGAGTTAACACATCTACATTACTAGCCCTGCGAAAGCTTATGAACTCGATCTCTAAGTCCAAAATCAACGTTCTTTTTCTAGACGAGGTTATCAGTGTATTAGATGAGCAAGGCAAGGAGAAGCTGGTAGAGGTTCTTCTAGAAGAAGACCTGAATACTTATATCGTATCGCATAGCTGGACTCACCCTCTTCTGGCTAAGCTAGAAGTGATTAAAGAGGATAACATATCAAGGATAGAATATGCCTGAAGTAATAGAAATTAGAGAGTTCGCCACATATCATTGCGATGATTGTGAAGAAGGTAGAATGTATCCAACAGGTAATCTGTGGGGTCCAGATAGAGTAGAGCATCAATGTAATAAATGCGGATCCTTCCAGAACTTCGATAAGTGTTACGAAACACTATGGGATAGGTATGGTTAACTCTAGACAGAAAGGCGCATCTTGCGAGACACAGCTTAGAGATAAGCTCAGATTAGCAACAGGTCTGCCATTTGAGAGAGTGCCAGGCTCTGGCGCCGGAGCTATAAAAGGCGATCTATACCTGCCAACTCATCCCTACATTCATTGTATTGAGGTAAAGCATTATGCAGAATCTCACTGGAATGATAAGATATTCACTAGCAAGACTAACAATTTCGTGGTGTGGTGGAAGAAGCTCGTAAATCAAGCTAAAGCCACTGGAAAAGAGCCACTGTTAATCTTTAGGTATGATCGTTCCAAGTTCTTCGTTGCGACCATTAAAAAACCAGTAAACACTGAAAATTATGTTGACATTTGCTGGCTAAAGTGCTATACTTTAGTATTGGACGAATGGCTTGAAAAGGAAAATATAAAATGGTCGAACTAGTTCAGACTTCATCATCCACAAATGTGTTAATTGTTGACGCTATGAACCTTGCCTTTAGATGGAAGCATAGCGGTGCTACGGCATTTGTTAAAGACTATCTCTCGACGGTCGAAAGCCTGGCGAGGAGTTATAAATGTGGTAAAATAGTTATCGCGGCCGATCAAGGTGGCTCATTGTACCGGCGAGAAATTTTTCCAGAGTACAAAGCAAATCGAAAAGAGGCTTATAAAGATGACACGCCAGCACAAAAGGAAGCTACACGCAAATTCTTCGATGAATATGAGCGAGTACTTGAAGCCTGTGATAGCCGCTTTACGCTGCTGCGCTACAACGGAGTTGAGGCCGACGATATCGCTGCATACATTGTCGGCAATCGAAAGTCGCTTGGAATTGAGCGTATCTGGCTTATCAGTTCCGACCGAGACTGGGACCTTCTCGTTGGAGAACATGTCTCTAGATTCTCTACTGTCACACGAAAAGAACAAACTCTTGATACATGGGATAACCCTGTCCCTCCTGAAGATTACCTCACGTTCAAATGTCTTGTGGGAGATAAGGGAGACAATATCCCTGGAGTTGACGGCGTCGGGCCGAAGAGAGCTGCCGCTATCATTAGTGAGTACGGATCCATCTTCGATATTTGCGACGCTTTGCCACTCCCTGGAAAGTACAAGTACATCGCATCGCTTAACGAGAGTAGAGAGCAAATGTTCACTAATGTCGAACTCATGGATTTGGTCACATACAGCGAGGAAGCCGTGGGCAAGATGAACTGTGTAGACATTGAAAATAAATTAAATGCTTAATTATAAGCAAAGTACGGAGATTAAATGACGAGCGTAAGAGCAGAGATTATTACACGTAGGACCTACAACCGCCCTACATCAGACGACGGGAAACACTTTGAAACATGGCCTGAAACAGTAAGTAGAGTAATTGGGCACCAAGAGTGGTTATGGGAGCGAGCCAAGGGCGGAGAGCTTAGCGATGTTGAATATGCAGAACTGTTTGATCTAGAACAGTTTATGTTACAAAGAAAAGTGTTAATGTCTGGGCGCACTTTGTGGCTCGGGGGTACAGCAGTAGCACAAAAGAGAGAGGCCTCGCAGTTTAACTGTAGCTTTACGGAAGTAGAAACTGTTTACGACGTAGTAGATATTTTATGGCTACTGCTGCAAGGCTGCGGCGTTGGCTTTAAACCAGTCGTAGGAACTCTAAACGGGTTCTCCCGATACATTAAAGACATCAAAGTCGTTCACAGTACTCGTACTGATAAAGGGGGAAATGAAAAGAATGTTGAAATCTGGGATGCGCAAACCGGAACGTGGACTATTAAAATTGGTGATAGCGCCGAAG